TCACCAGTTGCAGATGATCAGTTCCCTACTTTGCTTTTTTTGCCTGCCCGTACCACCGAGGGAATACCTGATATCTGCTGTTTTTGTGGTTAACCCTCTGAACATCTGCCGCATCTCATCAATGTTATTGACGGATATTATCATGTGCCCTTGAATTCCTCGCGCTAGCTCAGCCATGTGCTGGTATTGCTCAAGTCCAAACTCGGTCCCGTAACCTTCGGTACCCCAGTATGGTGGATCGAGATAGAACAACGTATGCGGACGATCATACTTCTTGATGCATGCTACCCAGTCCAGATGCTCAATATAAGTGCGAGATAGCCGAAGATGTGCTGCTGAGAGGGTCTCCTCAAATCTCAGTAGATTAAGCCTTGGGGCGCTGGTTGTTGATGTACCGTAGGTCTGTCCTTTAACCTTACCGCCGAATGCCGAACTTTGAAGGTAATAAAATCGAGCTGCTCTCTGGATGTCTGTCAACGTTTCCTCCGGTGTGATCTGCATCCATTTAAATATTTGTCGACTCGACAGCGCCCACTTGAATTGATGCACGAACTCTTCGAGATGGTGTTTCACTACTCGATAGAGGTTAATCAGCTCTCCATTCACATCGTTGATAACTTCCACTCTGCTCTCTGGCTTCATGAAGTAGAGTGCTGCTCCGCCACAGCATGGTTCTACATAGCATTCATGCTGTGGAAACAAAGGCAGGATATGCTTGGATAAACGCCGCTTACCGCCTATCCAAGGGATGATGGGTATTGTCATTATATGCAAGCCTCTTTCCGTATTTGTAATTTATGATAGGCTTAGCGAACTGATGGCCGTCAGTGGCAGCCTTGGGTTGGCTCGCAGGGTCGTTCTGCGTGTTAACTGACCAAACGGGCGCTGTAACTCCAGTTTGGTCGCTGTCTTTCTTTAAGTTTGCCCACCACGCGGTAGTTCTGGCCAGACGACATCGTCTGGCTGTTTGTATGTTTGTGGGATATCACGCAGTAGCTGTCGGTATGTCTTCCAGTCAGTTTTTTGTTCCTTTGTAAGAGAAATATCAGCAAGCTGAGTCCAGTCACTATCACGGATCCTCCGGTCACGCTCTTGCTTTATATCTGCCCACTTCACCTCATTAATAGCCTCAGAGCATAAATTTATCGCTTCATCAGCGTCAAAACCCAACTGCATGAGTGTATGAGGAATTGCGGGGACATTGACTAACGTTTGCCCTGTTTTATCGACCAAAGTTTTAATAATAATCTGCATGATGCCTCCTACGCCTTAGGGGCGAACAGTTGTCTGTTTTCATATGAGTATGCCGTCGTGTAGTTGTCATACTCCGGCCCTAGCTCTGGGTCATTGATGTCTAGTGCTTTAGCAAGCCAGCGCCCCCCTTGTTTTCTTGGTATCCATTCATAACCATCACTTGTAGCCCTAAAGATTTCAACATAATCGTTACTACGAGAGTATTCTAAGGCGCGGGTAAAATTACTGTAAACCGTGTATGTCAGTCCGCCGCGAAGGTATAAACCGCTATAGGCAGGGCAGGTTGTTTTCTGTCCCTCCTGTAACCCTTCATACAAGGGATAACCATCCACGATCCTTACAATTGACGGTAATGAAAAACTGATGTTTCGCACCGTTTTTCTATACGTTTGGGAAAGCCTTTTTATATTTAAATAGTTGGCATCACCTCCCCAAGCACACGAGTTACCCTCCATCTCCAGCAACAATGATGCAACGTGCCCAGTTCGCCCAAATGGGCTGTCACCACCTTGCTCCCAGAAGGGTCTGGTGATCACCAATCTTGCAGGGTGGCTTTCACTAGCCGTAAATTGCCACCATACTGGATAATACTTATCTGTACTCAGCCCAGTCAGATCAATAGACGACTTATATTGCGTTTCACCATTGATATCTTTGGCTTGGACAGACTGTTTCCAACTTTCCATTTCAGAAATTTTGTTATCGACACGGGCATCAATTGATCTCTGCTTCCCGGCGACTTCATCGGTCAGCCTGTTAGTCGAGTCAACCAGTGTTGCAATTTGCCTTTCTAAACTCATAGTTTGCTCCTTACACGCAGTACGGGTGTACAATGTGACGCTGTATATTGATGACAGCGTTGGCCATCGTGATGTACTCCCAGGCCATATTCAGGTTGAGACCCGCACCAGACGAAATGACGGTGACACTATCTGCAGGTAGTGCTGATAAATTGATGTCATAGGCCAGCAGTAAGTCTATTCCATCGGACTTGTATGCCAGCACTTTCGTCGGGTCACTCCAGATGGCCAGAATAGAGCCATCAGCCAGCACGAACCCCACTTCTTTAACCCAAAATTCGATGAGGCCATCCGCGATGGCCACCAAGTGAATTTGGTGCGGTGAGACTTTCTCACCACCGGCAATAGGGTAGCGAACACGCTCCGAACGTAACGCTGACTGCTTCTGGTCAGGCTTATACCCAGCATCACCCAAGGCAATATGAGTGATTTTGGCATCAACGCCATCATTGGCTGCACGCCAGATGGCATTGATCCCGGATTCCAGAATAACGGGCTGTAGTGGTGTACTTGTACTCATTGGACCTCCATAGAAACACGTACCACGGTCAAACACTGAGTGGTATTGGTCAGGTTGACGGATTGCTCCGTGCTCACTTGACCGCGCGTGGTGATACTGATTCGCCTGACCGAATACGGCTTTGTGGCGTTGACCAGCATTAAGCTCCCCTGGAACCCTGCACCGATGCGGAACTGATACTCGGCACGGACAGGTTTTACTTCATGCACCATCCGGCGTAAACGTTGGTAGAGATCTGCGTTTAGGATGGCTTCCTCTTTTATCAGGTTGTCATTAACCCAGGCGGTGAGGCTAAAGGTATGGGGCTGACCAGGAGGTTGCTGCTGCCACCACTCCTCTAGTTTGATATCAACCCTCAGAATTCGAAAAATCTCTTTCAGAGCCCACGGCGTCCCCTTTAATCTGTGGATCTCGATAGCTTTCTTGATAAGTTCCCTACGTTGCCCCTCAGTACTTGTCAGGTTCCATCCTTCATCACCCAACACGTGAAATTGCTCAGCCAAAAGTGGTAATAACGGGGTCTTCACCAGGTCAATCAGGTAGACCAGTAGCACCTCAAGCGGTAATTCGGCGAACATCTCCTCCATGGCTGAACAGAGAGCAGGCAGTGACCCGTCACCTGCCAGCGGTGGCGGCAACTGTTGATTAGCCATCGCTCACTCTCGCAATGGTCAGCTCTATCGCAGTGCAGTTGGCCCATTCGTGCTGGCGAAGGGGGATCCGCTTGGCAGGCTGCACCAGTTCAACGTCATAAACTCCTTCGACTTGTAATGCCTTGATGATTTGATTAGGGACAATATCTCGTCCCAGCGCTGAACGGAGCTGCTGGGCGTTACTCTCAGCGGCTTGTTTCGCTAGGGCCAGAGTGGTCTCCGTGTCGGCGGTAGTATATAGCGTCAACTTGGCGCGGAGTTGCCAGTCAATAGTGATAGGGGCTTTAGTGGTGACTCTGTCGGTTAGAGGGCGTTTTCTCTCAGAGCTGACTTTGGCCTGTACGAGTGCCAGTAATTCGTGACTGGGAGTGCCCTCAAGGGTCTGCGGATAAAGCTCAACATGTCCGGGGGGGAGTCCTTCATCCGGGCCAAGTACCGCCACAGAGATAATTGACGGATGTACCGAGCGAACATGAAACTGATAAGCACCATAGCTGCCAGCATTACTGAATGATTCTGGTGCTAACTTAATGCGTTCACGTAACTGCTCCGTACTCTCTTCAGCGTCTCCGCCTGATGTGGTGCTGATATTGGCAACAGTCACACCGGCTGGCAGAGAGCGTCCAGGTTTGCTGACTTGCCCTGCATTGAACCCGTTACCGACTTTGCCCACATCCCTGCAGGTGGCTGTCACATCAGCGTATAGCGTACCTGCAGCAATAGTGACGTCATAATCGGTGGTGAAAATCACCGTATCCTCATCATTACTCACCCCAGTGAACATCGGTATAAAGGCGTCCTGGCTCTGTGGGGCATCCAGTTGCCAGCGTAGCGTACAGACTGCAGGTTGAGCAGGTAGACGTGTCACACCCACCAATTCACCGAGATAGTCGATGATTGGCGCTTCGCTGTAGCTCACCAGCATCTGTTCACCGGTCTGCTGTATGGCGCTTAATGCACGCACCAGGGCATAGTCAACCTGATCAATAAAGAGGTGTTCAATCTGAGCGGGATACAGTTTTTTTCCAGAACGTTTTTCATAGCGAGTTATTAAATCTTGCTCGATGGCCAGCGGGTCAATCTTGACGAACTCAGGCGGCGGTAGTGCGTTCATAAATCACCTCTGTCAATTGCAGTCCCCCGGCGGCGACTTTCCACTGGACCCATAAAAAGATGCGGTACGCCTCAATGTTCACCTTCACTGCCACAACATCCAGCCGTTTCTCCCAGCGCCGGATAGCCTCAATCGATTCGCGTACCAGATAAGGCACCACACGATTAGTTGGCCAGTCGATGTAGAGATGAAGCCGGGAACCAAAATCCGGGCGGTGTGGATCACTCCCTTTTGGGGTGGTGAGTATGATCCTGATCGCCTGATCGAGGTCACGTAATCCCTCGACCACTTCTCCGGGAGTCCCGAGTGCAGGTTGCCAATGCGCTGATGTGATCGATGAGAGAGTTTTCATAGGGTCATGATGGCCACGTTTCTGCGCAGGTGATTTTAATCGGTGTTAAAGAGTTATTCTGCGGGCGGGCCAGTCAACGACAGACCAGGCGTCACACCAGAATGGCAATGTTTTTTTAGCGAAATTCCGTTTGCAATAACGTCACCACTGACCCGAATGTCACCCGTAACGTCTATTCCTGCCGCCGCCCTGATGGTGATCCCGGCCTGAGCATTTATCGTGATACCTGTCGGTGACACAATATTCAACGACCCGCCAGCAGGCAAGCTGACATCCAGATTATGGGATGACGGTGCATACGACAGCACAGCACCATCCTTATACTCAATATAGTCTGTATCATCATCGTCGATGGGGGGTGGATCGACTGTCGAATAAACCGCACCGAGTAAGATCCCGCCCACGCCGTCAGGTTGTAACAGAATGGCTACCTGAGTCCCCATTTCAACAGGAGAACGGCGACGACTTAACTTGGTGTACACTTGAGGAACCTGTAGCCAGTAGGTCTCCAGGCCGTTCTGCTCGGGCAGAGAGACCCGGATACGGCAGGTCTTTGGCTCCCATGCACTCACATAGCCAAATTTCAGTTGGGCACTCATCAGTCTGATACCTTATAAACGGTCAGTTTCTTTTTAGGCTTGGAGCCCGAGCTGCTGTCAGGCTCATAGGATCGTACGCGGGCATACTCCACCTCGGTGATATAACCACCGCTATGGTCGAAACGGTGTGAGGAACTGAGGATCAGATAGTCGCCGTTTAACAGCCCGCTGGCCAGCAGGGTGAAAACATTGCCGCTTAAGAGCATGGGCCTGCCCATCAGGCTAGCGGCACCCGTCGTTCTCTCCCGGTTAGCTCTGGCAATATCGGCGCGGGCTTTAGCCTCAGCCACCTCTGGGGAGGGAGAGCGGCTGCTAATCTTGCGAATATCGGCACTGGTGGTTTTTTTCTTCACACTGGACGCTTTGGGTATGATCTCGCCCTCGTTATCAAACTGGTAAACCGTCAGTTTACTGGTTGCGGAGTTTTGGCTTCTCACCTCAGCCTGTTTGGGTAACTGTTTTATCTGGTCACGAACGCGGTAATCGCTTAACTCTGTAACATTGATGGTAGCCACAGGTGAGGCTACCATCAATTCGCTGATCGCGTGGAACACCAGCCTGCTACCGGTTATCTTAAACGCATAATCATACTCATCGGCTAACTGTGCCAGAAACTCAATATCGGACGCCTGTTGAGTCACTCTATCCAGGGCAATCGGTTCGATGCTGCCCACAAGGGTGAGTCCTTGCCGTTGGGCTACCGTATTGGCTACGGCATCCAGTGTGGTTTTCTCGTAGGCGAGGGTTTCACGGGTACGTACTGATGCATTGATCCCCGCCGCCAGCGCACGGATCGTGACAGTCGAAGGAGGAGACCTAAACTCAATTTCATCAATCTCAAAATGACCGATATCACGGGGCTCATCGTCCAGCCAACCGATGGCTAAGGACAGCCTGTCACCATGACCGGGATACCACTCATTCATCCAACGCCCGTCCACATTCTCCAGTTCGATTTCCAGCGAGTCACTTTGGCCAGACAGATAATCGGTATAGGTCAGGGTGATCAAATAATTCGACAAAATACTGGTGATCTCATTTTTTTCGTAACGGATGCTGAAGTAGGCTTTCGGTACCCCGTTGCTGCCAGAGGTCACTGTAGCCACGGTGGAAGATCTCGGGTTGTTTTGGGTCGTTCAATTATCGGGATCGCTAGCCGGATACCGGATGATAAGGCTGCGGTGATCGCTACATGCGGATTGGCCGCAATGATCAGAGGATATAGATAGGGGTCACCATAGTAACGCCAGGCAATGTTATCCCAACGTTCACCCTCTATTGTAATGTGTAGTCGGTATTTTGTGCCCATCATGCCCTCCGTGTTGCCGTTTTGGCACTCAGTGCCAAGAGCTGGCCACTGACGCTGTCCATCAGCGCAACGGCTTGCCCCATATTACTGGCTGCAATATCGATACGGTTAAAGATCGCGCCCAAGGCCGTGTTGGTCAGTGCATCCACTGCCATTGATAATTCATCCACGGCACCTGAGGCAGCTTCCACCAGGCCGATCCCCTCACCGAGTAAAGTGGCCACCTCAGCAAACTGCTGCAAAGGATCCAATGCCTGGCGGGTTAGCGACATCAGGTTGGCCAACTCACCCAACGCCGATGCAGGGTTTTGTTGGATGGTTTCATACAGGTTCATGCCGGTGTTCAGCACATTGCCTGCTGTCTGGGCGTATGCCAGTAACTGCTGGGTGGTATTGACCCGATCCGGCAAACCGCCCGCATCAATGATAACGCCACCGAGGAGACCATCCGCCGGTGCCGGTGGTGAAAACTCGCCCGTCCATTCTCTCAGTGTCAGGTTAATAATGGCAGAGAGAATGCGCCCACCCGGCGTGGTCTTTTGCGCGGAGACGCGCATATCGGCCAGCACCCAGACACCGCGATAATCCCCATCACCCAGTACCAGAGACATGGGCTGGTGTACCTTGCGGGCTGCGCGTAATGCCAATATTTTGGCAGATGGTGAGACCAGTTGATTATGGATCCGGGCTTGAATGGTCAGCTCATCCAGTGCCTCACCGGTGTACTCCAATATCGGTTTACCCCGGATCAGGGCATGCTCGGCCCAGTCTGTTGTCTCCTGGAGGTCGAACATCTCCGGGCTAGCCAGCAGCTCAAACTCGATATCGCCCAGAATGGCCCATGGCTTCATGTATTGATCCCCCTATAGGCTCGGCGCTGTTGCTCCTGCTCATAGCGTTTTATCATGCGTTTGAACTCGTTATATCCTCCCTGTAACCCCTGTTGTATTTGCTGACGGACATCACTGTCATTACCCTTGATAACGATGGTGGGGGAGTAAACGAACTGGGGCGCATTCGTCGCCCCTCCTTGAAGAGATAACTGACGAATGGCAGTCTGGGTTGAGGGAATATCCCATTGCGGGGAGTTGGCCAGCACTGGAGGGGGTAAGCTGATCGCCGTTGCCGCCGCCATACCGAGCATGGACTTTTTGACTAGGCCAGTTTTTGACTCGATACCCAGCGCCGCCCCTTCAGAGATGAACCCCCCCAGCGTCATGAAAACCCGACTGGGGGAGTGGATATCCAGCAGATCTTTGAACCACCCTTTAACTGAACTGCCTACGTTAGTGATCGCGTCTTTCACCGCCTCCATCTTGTTCTGGATGCCGCTGACCACCCCCTCCATCAGGTTGTTACCCGCATCAGTAAAACTCTGCGGCAGGTCGATGCCGAACCAACTCAATACTGACTGAAAAGCTGTGCTGAACGCGGATAAAGGATCCCATTCGGTGAACAGGTTACTGATATTGTCGATGATCCCTCTTATGGCTCCTGTCAGGTCATCAAGCAATTCGACACCAAACCAGTCAAGCACGGCAGAAAAGGCCTTGTAGAACAGCCCCACTGGGGACCAGTTGATAATAAGCTGGCTCACCTCCAGGATCCCACAATCAAAGGCGGTAGTGATGTTCCGCCAGATTTGGCTGAAAAAACCGACTACACCTGACCAGATTTGGGAAATTGTTTCCAGAGGTGACCAACTGAATACCGTTTTGATACCACTGGCTAACCACTCTATGGTTTTGAATAACAACCTCATTGGTGTCAGGATAACGTTGATTGCCTGACCCAGCACAGTACCCAAAGTACGCCCTGCGGAGATCGCGCCCGCCAGTTGCTCGGTTGTGTCCTCGAAAGGTTGCAGAAGTTTTGATATCCAGTCACCCAGCGGGCCAAACACGGTGTTGAATGCTTCACCGACAGGGGCCAACGCTTCAGAGATCCCGTCAAATACCCCAGAGAGAAACGCTTTTATTGGCGACCAGTATTTGTAGATCAACAGGGCAGCACCGCCAATCAACAGACCTATTAGCCCGAGAGGGCTCATTAATAACGTCCGACCTACTGCCGTGATCACTTTGCCGATCCCCAGAATGTTGCCCTTGAGCAAGCCGAACAGTCCAGTAGAACTCTTCAAGGCGATACTGGCCAGTAGTGTTCTCGCCTTGAAGAGTTCCATTTTGACGCCGAATATTGCCAGCGCTTTGGATGCCATATTTATGGGAGTTTGTACCAAAAATAGCTTGCCGAGTTTAAATCCGATAGTGGCCAGCTTGATGCCGGTTATTGCCACGGCTACACCAACCAACCCTTTCACCAGAGCCGGATTGCTGGCTATCCATTCTGTAACCTTACCAACGATTGGGATCAACTTGTCTGTCAATGCCAGGATGGAGGGCATTAGGGTTTTCCCAAACGTGATAGATAACGCTTTCAGCGATAGGCCAAGCTGCTTAAACCTCTCCGTGGGCGATGTAATACGCAAATCAAACGCCCTTTGAAAGCCGTCTTTGGCTTCAGCGCTACCGCCCGCCCGCAGGCGCTCATACTCTTTCGGGCTTTGCATCCGGCTCAACACCAGATTGGCCTGGTTCGGATCTTTGAAGACATCGCTGGCCCCAAAGCGCTGTAACAACGCCATTTGGGCATCAGAGTTACCGGCTGTGGCCTGCAGTTCCTTGAGCCCCTTTTTACCCATCGTATCGTTGAGGTAGGCCATAGCGATACGTTGAGATGCTTCAAATTCACTCAGCCCTTTACCCACCGCCAAGGCCATGGATTTGTTGTAATCGACGCCGACATTTTCAAAAGCGGCCGCCAACCTTTTGCCACCCATATCACGCATCCAGCTTTGCAACCCCGTTTTGGCACTCTCTGCCCCCATCTTGGCACTGCCCACCTGTAGGCTGGCGGTAATATCGTTGAGAGAATTCAGTCCCAGCTTGCTGGTCTTAATTTGCTCCCCTAATTCGCCTATCGTGGTAAACATCTTATCGAAACCATAGTCCCCCTGGCGGGCAGCCCAGACAAGGCGGTCCATAGCCTGTTGCATATCATCCTTACTTTTGGCACCCATATCGCCCAATGCCAGGAAGGTATTGGCGCTTTGCTCCATACTGGTACGAAATACCGTGGCAGAGGCCCCCAGTAGAGGGGCCCATTGTGTTATTTCATCTAGGGTTCGCCTGCCATCAACCAGTTGTTTAACACCTAACCCCAGGTCAGACGTGGTCTGATTGGTATATCTCGCCCCTTCTACCGTGGTACCAAGCCGATTCTCCTCATTTTCAGTGAAACCACCTGTGATCCGTATATCACGCAGCATATCCTGATAGGTGGCTGCATCGTTGACCGATTTGCGAATGATAACCGCCTGCCCCACGGCGGCGGCCACCGTCCCCATGGCCTCGCCCAGTAAAGCCCGGCGTTCGACTTTCAGGGCGTTGCTTTTAGCCATCGCTGTCGTCAGCGCAGTCTGTTTGCTTTTGGCTTTATCAATGGCCGCACCCAACTTGTCATACTGGGTTTTCAGGGCGGAGATCATACGGGGGGAGCGGGTTAATCCACGCTCCATTTCACGGCTCAGGCGCTGCTGGCGTTTGGTCAACTCATCGGTGGTACGGCCCAGGCGGGTGATACTGGTTTTAGCATTGCCAAATACCGAGCTAAAGCTCCCTTCCAGTGCCGCACCCAGTTTTAGACCTACAGTAATATTGGCCATTACACCCTCAACGGTTTATGTTTCGCTACGTTGCTGGTTGCGCTCCTGCGCCAGCTCAAACCAGCGCCAATATTCATCACCAAAGCTTAATGTATCAATCTCAGTCGGTGACAGGCGATACTCCAACACCAACCACTCATCCACCCGTTGCAACTGCTCTTGCGTCGTCGGCAGGGAGTCCAGATAGTGTGCGAAAGGTTTTTTCCAGTTCCTGATAATCAATAAGTGTGAGCAGATCCAAATCTTCAATAGCTAGGTCTGTCAGACGGGACATCAGAAAGGACTCCTGCTCGGTGGTCTCTTTGCTGTGCCGGTGCATTGCACGGACATCACCCCGAGTGGGTATACGCATAGTGATCTCTGTAACGGTTTCCCCCAATCCATTGGTAAAGGGATATTTCAGTAGGATTAAGGTGTTAGTAACAAACTGGTTTTTATCGCTCATGACGTCACTCCGCTTCCGGTTAGTGTGTTGGCGTATTGATCATGCCCGCTATGAGACAAGGCTGGTTGCAATTAGCTGAGTCCCAAATTCTTGCGGTACTTGCTCATCATGTCCTTACTATCCACCCGGTAGATGTTGGCGAGGTAGTCAAACATCACTGTTTCCCGGCCATTGACCAGTTGGCGGATATAGGTGGCGCTAAACGGGGTCTCGTAAGTCGTCGGTGTCCGGGGTTTGTAGGTCCCCAGTTGGAATTCCTTAAACATCACGGTCATCAGCGTCACCATCGGCAACTCCTGCACCCGGCCCTGACTGGTGTGGACATCGATGCTCGAACGGCACTGCAGTTGCCGGGAGATAAACGGAGTGGCGACTTTCTGGGCAACTTCTCTGTATTCGCTATTCCATATAACTTTGCCCTCCAGCTTGTCTACACCGTCCGGCAGTTCAATCAAACCGATCATCCCCAACGACTCAAAGTCGCTGGTGACCGCTTTGATGGTTCCCAGGTCAATTTCGGAAGCCTTGCCATAGAATGAGTTACCGTCGATATAGACGGCGGCGTTGGTAATGCGGTGTACCTGAAAACCGGCCATCAGCTATCTCCTTTCAATGTTGCTAGGTATTCCCCGGTGATTTCAGACTCGAACATACCCCGTTCGAACGGAGGGGGTACGGTCATCTTGTATTGAAAGAGCACATGCCCCAGGGAGAGAGCAGCAGGTGGGTTGCGCTCGGCGTCATACCAGCATTCGCCGCCCAGTAACGCACCATCACCAATCAGCTTGCGCAGTAGTTGATTGACGGATTCGACAATAGTAGTAATAAGAGCCTCGGTGATGGGCTGGTCAATAAACTGTAGGGAAGCATAACGGATTGCTTCATCGATAATGTCCTTGGTCCGACGCACGTTGATAAAATTTCGCATATGCGTCACCGTAGGCCAGGCCGCCGTCCGGTTGCCCCAGGAACGTAACCCGGAGCCAAATGAGTTAAACACGGTGCAAATCCCGACCTCGTTCAGTGCGTTAACCTCGCTACTGGCATCGTCGATCCTGGCTGTCAGCGGACGCTCGACACCGGTCACCCCTTGAAACTCAGTATTCGAAGGCGACCACCAATACCCACGTTCCAAATCCTTGGCCGCCATCAGCCCGGCCAGGCGCTGACTCATTGGTTCCAGGTGCTCGCTATTGGTTGCGGTATCGAACACTTTCAGATGGGGGTAACACAGCACCGCGCGCTCCGAACTGGTGGCAAAGTTGATCGTCCCGTTCGGCCCTCGGCCGGTGATCGCCTGCTGTGGCGTGGTTCCTATCGGTGCATCAATCAGCGCGATCCCCCACATTTTGCTGGCAGCCGCAATCAACTCAGTTGAGATAGACGTCAAGGTACTGAAACCGGGTGCGATAAAGATTTTGCCGAAATAACCGAAATCGTTATAGGCGTTCTCTGCTGCTTTCAGCCCAGAGCGATGACCCGCTGCGTCCACCGTACCAATGATATCTGCCAGACTGACCCGAGCTGGGTCGGTATACTGATAGTTGATAGTCACGTTGGCACTGGCGGCGATCGTACCGGTTGGTAGACGGCGGATCTCGCCGGTCAGGTAGTCTAGGATAAAATCCACGCCCTCTTGCTTGCCCGCGATGGTGATCGACTGTATGGCACATCGTGATAGCTGGGCGAGGTTATTGGTACCAAAGGTGACGGACTCTGCCATTATCGCACTGCTATGCCGAGTGGGATCGCAGACGTTAATGGCCAGCACTGTGCCTGCGCCATGGTCGAAAATGGCTTTAAAGGCATAGGGCATGGTAAAGCCAGCAAGCCTGGGACCGAACTGGGCAGCGGTACGTTCTGACAGACACTGGGTCAGGACATTCACGGGCCCGAATGGAGCCGTTCCCACCAGAACGATCACCGCTGACTTGACGATCTGAATGGCGCGAGGACCACTTTCAATCTCGATGGTCTCGACACCGTGTAAATAGTTGGCAGCCATTAGGATCTCTCCTTGTTAACTTTGTCATCCGGTGTCGGCGGGTTCTCAGTCCTCACGGGTGATAGGCGTTTTTCGGCTAGTAATGTCAGGGTGTACTCATGCTCTGCCGGTAGTTCAACCACCGCGCCATCATGCAACATCACCTCCAGCTCATTTTTTCCGTCGATAAGCGTTACCCCAGAGATCGGACCGTGGTAGCGATAGGGGGTCAGGTTTTTCATTTGATTTCCTCATAGCGTAAAGGGGGGGGGAGGCGGCTCGTTGCCTGTCGGTATGGAATAGCTCATCGGCAGTTGGTTCGTCTGGGTGGTAAAATCTAAGGCGTACTGCCAAATCCCCGCATTCTGTAATAGGAACTGCTCGCTGACCGGGATCAACGGTGTGTCACAATGGAGGGGTGTCCAGCCAGTTAATGTCTGACGGACCTGATCCAGCCAGGCGATCACCCCCTTCCTGCCGTTAAGCTGGCGAAAGACCAGCGTCAGTGGTACGGTGAGGTCCCGTGCCAACCAGGCGGTATCCAGTGACGCCTGTTGACCGAACAAACTGCGTGAATAGCTGACCAGAATAGCCCCCACCGGGTGATTTAACCGGTAGTTCAACGGTTGTTCCGGGAAGAACTCCACCGCCAGTTCCCGTCCGTGCGCACGTTTAAGCTCAGCCAGCACAGCATCCAGTATGGCCAGGGTGATACTCATCGCCATTTTTCCAGTGTGTCACGGCCAAACAATGGCTTCGGTGCACTGATCTTGAACACGCCCGGCTCTGGCATATCCTGCCCGGCAGGCGTGCCCACCGATACCGCCCCTTTTTGGATCCGCATTAGTAAATCCAGCGTCTCTTTGTATCCCTCCTTTACTGCCTCCGGGATCGCCCCCTCCGGGCGGCGTTGATACAACCAGTAACGCGCCAGATAGAGCACCGCATCCCGGACTACTGTGGGAACAGGGCTCAGTGGCAGCACATAGCGGGCCACCAAGTATCCATCCACCAACTCCTCCCCGTAGCGTAGCGCATCGGCCAGCACCTGCTCATTCGGTTTTTCAGCAGCAGGATCATCTGCAGTAAGCTGGATCAGTGTGTATTCAGGGATGGCCCGTTTGACATCCTCCAGGGTACAGTAGCGCATATCAGCTCACCTTCAGCTCTACCAAGGCTTCCGGGAAGGTGCAAATGGCCAGTGGGTTAGCCTGAGCCTCCAGATCCCAACCTTTACCCATGGAACGTTCTTCCGCCTTGGCGTAATAGGGCTGTCCCAGAGTGTTGACGGTCTCGTTATAATTGGCTGGTGCGTTGTAGAGCAGATAGACGCCCCCCGTAGCCACGGGGAAAACCTGTGCCACTTCCGCGGGTAGAAAGTCCTGGCCAGAGATGGTGGCGTTGTATTCCTCGAACTCGATACCCGCGAAGGTAAACCCCTTGCGCAGATCGCCCCCCAACCGATCTGCCGCTTCCTGGTAGTTAGCGAAGGCCTTTTCTACCATGGGGTGGGCAGTAAACATATCGAACCAGACGGGTCCGCAAAATGCCTTGAATCCCGTGACCATCACACCAGTCAGTTTGGACTCGGCATGTCGTTTGGCATCTAAGAGTAACTTGCGCACATCGGTAGTGGCCGTTTTCAGTGGCACGACGATTTTCTTCTGCGCGACCTCAAACTCTTTGAACAGGTCATAGATAATCGAACCATTCGCATCGAGAATTTTGCCCCGAAGTGCACCTATCCGCTGCCATTCCCTGGTCACCTCCAGGCTGTTTTTCATGCTCTGTAGCTTGTCGTTGATCACTTGAGCCTGGTAATCCTCGGTGGTCTCATGACCAAATGATCCTAGGTTCTGGATCTCCGCAGGTAAGACCTGAGATTGCGTCGGTAGGTGAGTAGTTTCAAAGGTTCTACGCTGGCGCTTGTCGTTCTTTACCTGTGTGGGGTCACTACTGCGATCAATATTTTCAACCAGGTACAACCGTCCGTTACGGGATTCGATGACCACTCCGGTGGTGGGGATCCCTTTCTCCTCAAAGACACCTAATTCACCAGCTCGGGTGGGGGCCGGTGGTAGCTTGTTAATTGCCTCGGTCAATGAGGTGACGGTAAACATGTCGGTTAAGTTCATCTCGTTCTCCTAAAGCGTGATCGGCTGGGGATATTCTGCTGCATATCAGATAGCTTCCCTGGTGATGATCCCCAGCGTTTCCAGCTCCGCCAGCGCAGTGCTCTTCTGCGCTTCGGTGATCCCGGTTGGCCAGGTCAGAGCGCTGGTGAACACTGCCGCACCACGGGCAATAATCACCGCAGGGCGTTCTCCATTTGTTGTGTCGATATTGTGGGCCAATATGCCGATGGCTTTTTTGGCACTGCTAATACCGGAAACATCCAGCGGTTGGTATTTACCGGCCACCCTGGCCAAGACCGTACCCAGTATCAGGTTCAGGCCAGCAACAACGGTGCCACGGTCTTTAGTCCAGCCTGGCTTGACTTCTACAAGCAGCAAGTCACCAATGTGTTTGGGTTCTGTATACGTTGCCATAATGTAGCTCTCTCCTTATTTACGGCGCTTGGCACGATTTTCAGCGTCGGCGACCAGAGGGTTATGGGCCCCCTTAGGTGTTGCGCGTTGGCGGGTGGCTGACTCACCGAACTCCACTACATCAGGTAGCGAACGAATAAAGTTGCGCAATGCAGGACCGATGGGTTTGCGCTGACTGCCCTCGCCAAATTCCAACCGCTTGCGGCTATGCCCCCGGCCAGTGCTGACTGCCATCAGCAGGGCCCGGATCATCGAACGATGGCGAGGGGACACCTTGCGACGCAACACCTCGCCAAACTCCGTGAGTTCCTCGTCATCCCCCTGCTGTTCAAACTGCTCCTGCAACTCGGTCATTTCCTCCTTCAACTGTTGATTCTCTTCGCTAAGGGCAACCAATTGCCCGGTGACTTCCGGCAACAGCGTTTCTGCATCAGCTGACTCTGGCACTTCGACCTCCACGGCCTTGGGATCTGCCTCTTCAACGGCGGCCTCCACCGCTTCAGCCTGCTCTTCCGACAGCAGCTTATCAGCATCCTTTTGCCCTAGATTTTCAACCAGCCAGTCACGCAGACGAGCCAGTACTACCTTGGTATCAGCCATAGTTTTTTCCTCGACAGACTCACTAAAATAGACCACACCCGTTTCCGCTTCAGTCAGGCTCACCTCATCCAATCCCTTAACCCCCGGTGGCAACGCCCCCAACCAACCCACATGACGCAGGTAATAGACGCCGGGCACCGGATTATTGGGGGAGTCTGGCGCATAGAAGCTAGCTGACCGTTTTTTATAGCGTCCGCTACGGACGGTCTCGGCAAAGGCAGGATCCATCTGTTTGGCAACGGCGTAGATATTGTTGCCATCTCCTGTCAGTCTGGCGACCCAGCCCCAGGCAGGCTTATTGTGTTTAGGGTGGCCAATCACTAACGGTGCCTCATGCAGTGCCGGATCGTAAGCCTGGATCGTTGCCTGGAGATCGGCTTGGGTGAAGCGCATCACCTCGCCGCTCATCGGGCAATGCTCACCGGCCTTGAAAATGTGAATGGGTGCTGACATAACCACTCCTGATAATGATGGCAGGGGGATTATCGCCAACGGGTTGGTCACTGGCTTTTAATCGGTGTTAAAGCCATCAGTCGGGGTATTCGACCAATGTCGTGGTGGCTATGCGGTTAGATGCGCCGGGAAGGCTTTTATAAAAGTTTATAAAAAGGGACGTGCGCTGTAGGAAGGGGTAAGGATGCAAAAAACATCAAACCGCTGACCGTGGCTTACAGGCCTGGATCAGCGGCGCGTTCAATATGGCGAGTAATAGACTCAATAAGGAGGATTTCATCGTCATCGCTGAGGCCAATAAACGGCCGGGCTGGAATATTGCCAAAAGGAAGGGCAACTCCCTGCCTGGTCTGACCATACTGACCTTTCCTGGCCCCGGCCTGGTGAGTGCCGCCGTATTCCATGGTGGAGCCGATAACCAGGTCGTTTCCCTCCCGTTGCCAGTTGATCTGCGTCGAGAGGCTTTTACTCTCACCGATTAGGGGACGGGGATCATGTGCCAGTTCAGGGTTCCGCTTGTCAGCCCACTTTTCACCTGTGGGTCCCATGCCAGTACGAAAACGTTCTTTGGTGCTGTTAATCAGAATTTCACCGATATTCTTCAGCACAGGAGTGAGATCCAGCCCCGCGTCCTGAACCCGCTGCAAGACGGCCAGCACGGGCAGTGAGTCAAGATTGATTGTTAACATAGTTTTGCCTATAGTTATTTTAAGGGTTCGATGTCGGAACAGGCTTCCGACCCCGGTTACTCAGGTAACTGATGAGGGCTAGTGTGGGTGCCTCCCACATATCGAACCCGTTACCTTATCCGCTGACCTTTGTAAGGGGGTTTCTTTCTCTCATCACGGTACAGCGTCAGAAAATAGTTCTTCTGTCCATCCAGAGTCCGCTTCAGTACCGCCTTATAGGTGATGCCGTCAGTTGTGATATACGCCAATCGCTCATTATTCTGGCCCGTCTGCCAGACTTGCCCCTGATCGATCAGCTTCTGGATCTTCATGTAGTCCAGATAGCCGATATCGGGATGTACATCTCGGTGTTCCATCAAGGATGTCTGCGAGAGCAATACCACAGGCGATCCGGCCTTGAGTGCCTGGCGATCCCTATCCGGCAACACCGCAAGCGGGAACTCACCGGTACGGATTTGACCCGACCAGAATTTAAGAAATGCATCGCTGTTAACCAGTGCCGCGATGTTTTTCCTGGCGATAGCTGTATCCAGCTTCTCCAGCTTCTGACGTTGGGCTTGCAGTGCCACCTCGGTGGCTGAGCGCCCAGGCTGATAGTCAAAACCGGGGCTTATCCCCTGTGGTAATAGCCTCTGCTCGCCGGTGTTCTGGTTGATGTAGAGCCTCTGCCGTCCGGTAGGTGCGGTGTCTGGGCCTGTTTTCTGGTATTTCTTCAGGTCGGCATTACTAAGGGTCTCCACATCACAGCCACAGCCGAAGCCGTTAGGCGGCATATGGGTCTGCCACCAGGGATCGTCAGCCGGTAAAATCAGTCCGTGCCAGGCCTGGTGTTCCACGCGGGGGTTGATCGCGCCGCTATGCACATAGCGCCAGTAAGGGCGTTCGACAAGCACCTCCGGGTCGGTCATCTGTGCATAGCGCCCGGCCATATAGCTGGTTTTCAGATTGGTGCTGTAGATCGTCCGGGTACGCCAGGCCTTACCCGCCTTGCTGCCTTCGCCAGTCCAGCCACGCCAGCCATGCTTTTCTACCGCCGCATCAAACCCTTGCTGGCGAAACCACTGGATACTTTTGCCCTGGTCGATAGCCTGCTGGATGGTGGCTTTCAGGTCATTGACCAGATCCGCCTTCATCGCCCCCGCCACGATAAAACCGTGGTCATGTTCCGCGCCCTTCAGGTCGTCCCAGCGCTCACTGGGTAGCGCCAACTTGCGGGCAAAAAAATCACTCTGTTGCTGAAAGTAGCGCCCGAATTTCCCTTTAGCGACCACGGCTTATCACCTCATACCGCCCCCGCAGGTTGACCGCCTCAAACGCGCGGGCCATCGCCGGAACCAATTCTTCCTCGGACAGGTGATCAAACTCGGCCAGCAGACGATCTTGCAATGCCTCCAACGTTGGTTCCTCTTCGGCGAACTGCCGTATTTTGTCCAGCCAGTGATCAATGATCGGCGTAGTGATATCGACCAACTGCTTCGCTCCCTGCTGCACAGCCTCAGTGCGTGGTGGCTGGCGCTCCCCAAACGAGGGATAACCGCCCATCCCCATGGGCTGAGGGGGCAAAGGTTCACCAAGATCGCCGTCTTGCAGACTGTATTCCCGCTGAAAATACTGGTTGGTGAAATTGGCCCCACTGAGCTTCAGCATTTGATCGCGCTCTGCCTGAACCTTGTCGGTGGTCTCCGGTGCCCACATTGACCAGACGGGCATATCCGCATCAAAGTTCAGCTCGACGGTCCAGCGCACCAAAGTGTTGAGTGCCTCGGCCACCATGGCGGCATCACCATCACGGATCTCATCGGTCACCTCCATTCCCGCCAGAGCACTGGCGCGGTTGGCATCGGCTTCGGTGGTCTGGTTCTGGCCCAGCAGGGCAATGCTGATCTCCGAGCGGCAAAACATCAGCAATCTTTCATAGACCTCGGCACTGGAACCTTTTCCCGCCGCCTCAATAATCTCTATCGAGCTGTCATCGGGGATCGCCGCCACCGCATCCTGCACCATAGCTTCCAGGCTGGTGAGCAGATCATCCACCTCAGTATTGTGGGCGCTACGCGGGTGTTTACCCACAAGGAACGGCGAACCATAGCGCTCGGTAAAGCGTAACCAGAACTCCAAGCCGCCCCGCTTAAACATCGCCGGCCAATAGCAGCGGCTGAGATCGGCCACGCCATAAGGGTTATCGTAACTGGCATCCTGAGTGAGTAGCAGGTATTTATTCTCAGACACCGCCTCACCTTGTGGTGCATCTCTGGTTTTCAGTAACAGATGGTTATCATCATCAAAACCAAACCATTCGGGAGGTTTGGCCACCAGTTGCACGGGCACCAGATAATCATCGACGTAATCCCACATCACTTCAACCGGCTGATAGCCATACAACGGGGCATCCAGCATCCCACTGATCACCTGACGGAGCTTCAGGCGTGAAAACACCTTTTCCACAACGGCAAACGCCCGACTGCTGGACTGTTCCCGGTCAAAACCGTGATCCAATGCCAGCACCGAGGCTTTGCGGCGGCGAACACAGCCACCTACGTGTGCATCCGCCAATAAGTCACGATAGATCTGAATGGATTTGCCCATTTTGCGTAGCACCGGATCGGGATTCGGCAACCAACCGCCGGTGTTGAACGAACCCAGCACACGGGCCCGGGTAGCCACCGGCTTAGCAGAGGCTTTGATCTCAGCAAAACTCACAAATTCATGGGGACTGACCCAGATACCGTTTGGCTTTCTCATTATTGATATCCTTTTAAAATCTGGTTGGCTTGGCGGGTACCACGGGAATGTGCTCGCACTGGACCTTTGTTCATCTCGACCGAGGCGTACCATGCCAGCGCCAGTGCAATGGCCGTATCTCCATGTCGGAATAACTCCGGATCTTTTAAATCTTCCTTACGCACAGGGGAAACCATCGGTATCCCGTCGATCTCTTCAACCGAATGCAAGTCTTGCTTAACGTTTTCATCTGCGGGCAACGTGACAATGCCATCTTCAAACCCCTGGATCATCTTGGGCATCCACATGCCATACCAGGCACGATTTAGGTTAACTTGCGCTATACGGTCATGACCGAATTCATCGGCCGTATATTCAGCCAGTGTCTGACCAGGGCCTGTTGCATCCATTGCACCGGAGTAGCGACGGAGTTTTCTGATGAGATGCCAGAGAATTTGCTCTTGTTGACGGGTAGGTACTTTGTGCATTTCGGTGATAAGGGGCACATCACGATAAAGGTTAGGTAAAACCGCCATCACGACTACGGATGAAAAGTCACGGTGACGGGCGAAGTCTTCGCCGAAGGCATAGCGCAGTTTTTTGTCCAACTTATCGAGCACTGGATCTAAGTAGCGCTCGATCCAGTCGTTTGCATAGGACTCACGCTCAGCCTTTGGTTTATGGGCAAAGTCATCATCCAGCGTCAGGCGCAGCACTACCCGCTCATTACTGGGTGGCATGGCTGTATCTATCCACACTCCGGGGATACAGATACCATTGCCGTCACGGGGGATCACATCCAACTCTTCACGCATAGCTGCCTTGCGTGGGCCATACGCATTACGGATGCGGGCATACCATGTTGCCTTATTTTCCAATGTCGGCTCTTCCCCCTTCATCCAGCAAACCCGCTCATAGAGGCCATTGGCTACCGCATCATCAAACGTGACGGTATAGACAACGGCATCATCACCGTAGAGGCCATTCTGAATATCGTTAACAAACTGGTTGAACGGGTTGGATTTGCCATTATGAGACGAAATAATGACAATGCGTCCCCCCCAAATCAGTAAAGCAGTCGCTGCATCAAGAACGCCCCGAACATCCTGATGGAAGGCCGCCTCATCAATAATGACTAGGCCTTGCAGGCCACGGATATTGGCAGGCCGTGATGAGAGCACCACCACCCGATTTCCGGAGGCATAGCGGATACGGTAGGCGGTGATATGCTGTGTGTTCCCGTGCTCGTCTTGGTCCTCGAATAAGAATTCTTCGATGTGGGAGACTGCGTTCGCTTGTTGTTCAGCAACAGTACGGGAGAACTTGGCACAATAGCCGATAAACTCCAGCCCCTTCTCCTTTGTGTCACCAATGTAATAAACGTCCATACCCCCGATAGACTTACGTGCGGCGGCGGTCAAGACCGCTTCAAAACCAAAGGTGAACGTAATACCCGTTCGTCTACCCTTAGGGATGGCAAAAATAGACTTTTTAACCTTCAAGCACTCTATCTGGTGCACCATTAATATCCCTTCGATAAGGGGGTTAAAATTATCCGGGATATTTCTGGCGCGAGGTGGCAACTCCTCCCATTCAATCACTCGGACAGTCGACGCTAACGGTTTCATCATCTGATCCCCAAAATGCGCTCACGCCAAAATTGAACTTGTTCCTCACCCATTCCCTGTGTTTTTGCCGCCTCATTCAGATTATTATTTTGCTCCCGCAGCAGCTCCGCCCTGGCGTCCTTGCGGATATCCGCCTGATAGCGTTTCAGGTTGACGCTGGCACGGGTCAGGGCAGCGATGTTCTTGGCGGCTGCGGCCAACAGCTTGATGCGGCTCTCTTGATCGTCAGCCTCGCTGGCCTCCTGCAGATTGAGTAAGGTGTCGAACAGTTCTGACTGCACTATACCGATGATGGCCTCAGACCGTTTATCCTGATCGTCCGGTGCTCCTTCTGTCAGGATCCGCGCCGCCTCGGTACTCGCCTTGATAGTAGCAAATCGTTTCTCTATCTTTTTCCCATAACGGAAGATAGCGGATTTGCTGATCTGAAAGCCTTTCTCATGCAGCAACTCCTCCAGATCCTGATAGCCGGAAAAACCATTCTCGGTCAGGGCTCGCTCCAGCCAATGACGGACCTCAATCGGCAGTCTATCTATTGTGCTACGCCGTCCCATTATTCACTCCAGTATTTTACCGGGCGGGCAATACCGGGGCCACAATCAACGGTATACTCCACCAGATCCACACCGAGACGGGTCAGGTCAGTGAACCAGATACCACTGGGTTGTTTGGTCAGCACAATCATCTGACGATCAGCGAGGTAGTCCAACTCTCTCCGCAGCTCAAGTGCCGACACATCGGGATAGATGGCGCGCATCACCTCCAGTAGAAAAGTTTCAACTGAGGTGTAAGGCCGGGCTTTATTAAGTGTCAGCAACAGGTTCCAGCGCATGGATTCACGGCGCACCCGAGTGATATCAACCACGTTGACCTCCATTACTTTGTTGTACGACTTCCAGTTTGCTGTACAGCGCATCCAGCTTGGCCTCAATTACGGTCTGACCCCGTATGTAATCCTCCCGGCGTACATAGGCCAGTGGCAGGTCGGCGCGGAACTCCAGGAACTCGCGTTCCAAACGATTCCAACCCTCTTCTGACCGTTTGCGAGCGCTCTCCAGGGTGGCAAAGCGCTCGGCAAGCCGCTTCTCTATCTGGTTCAGCAGGATCTTGCCCGCCGCAAAGATAAAGCTGATAAAGCCCAACAGCAGCGACAGCACCTCCCAAAACGTCATTTCGATAACCATCACTTCTCCTGTACATATTGCAGCAACTCAGTCAGTTGCCCGGCACACTGGCCGTATTGGTCATAAAGCTGTTTGAGCGCTATCGCCGCCGCATCCATCGATTCATCCTCCATCCCCACTGGAGGTGGGCAGGGGACGGCCAACGCCGCGGGTAGCGGCCTGGGCAGCGCGGTTACGGGCGGTATCGAGCTGCTGCAGGATGTCAGGAGCAAACACACAATGGCTGCGCTGAGTAGCCGTTTGACGTAACGCATAGCGGAGTTCCTTGGTGGTCTGTTCATCCGCCTGCTGACGAGCCGCCACCTGTTTCGACAAAGCCAGGCTGGCCAGATTGGCCTGATCGGTCAAACGTTGAGACTGGGTGATAAGGTGATTAAGCGCCTGCTCCGACCTCTGGTTGTTACCGATCTGACAGGTCAGCGTGGCGGTGGCCACACCCTGGTCATAATAATATTTGCTGAACCCGCCAACTAAGACGATGATCGAGCAGACCAGATACACCCCTCGGGTTGAGATCAGAGACATACACCCTTCCCCCATCCCGCCTGCCGGTAGAGTGGCTGCCAGCGGTAGATGATCCGTGCCGGGTAATCCCGGTTCTCGCGAAAATTGGCCGCACTGCGCCCGGCGTTGACGGTTTCAACCACGCCCCAATATCGAGTTGGTTCAAGACCTGCAGCGGTTGCTTTCTTGCGGTCACGTTGTACCCAGGCCAGTCCGCCGTTATATGCCGACAGTACGTAAGCCCAGCGGTCACACTCGGTGGCGGCGGAGAGACGCTGATAATGCCAACGGTTATAGGTAACCAGTGCCCGCAGCGCCCAGGCAGGGTTGTATGGCTGGTTTTCGCCCAATTGTTGGGGATAGATATCGGCGATCCAATCAGCGGTGGCGGGCATAAATTGTGCCAGCCCCTTTGCTCCCACCGGGGAACGGGCATTGTCCCGCCAACGAGACTCCTGGTGGATCTGCCCGGCAAAGGTGCTAACTGGTGCATCCAGTCCCCATTCTGCGTGGGCTGAACGCACCAGGATACGGTGATAACGCTGGGCATCAGCAGGAATGGCGGCGGTCGCGGGCAGAACCAACAGGTAGCCGATGAACGCCAGTAAGCAGCGCATGATCATAGCCCCAGAGACACACCGAGGATCACGGCAGAGACCACCAGCGCCCGGCGCAGCAATACGGCAGCAAACACCAACACATAGCCTTTGACTACTGGATATTCAGGCTCACTCTTGTCAACCCCATCAATAGGATTGACTCTGACATTTTTCCAGTTATCGACCAGATAGCTGCCGGGGCTGGAATAGGGAAATAGTCCGCGATCCAGATGGTAACCCATCACCGCCGCCAACGAGACCAAAGCCAGTTTGTAAATGGCCACCGGCAGTTGCTGCGGCGACAGGATACCAATGATAATTAACAGGGCGCTGGCGGCAACTATCCAGATCAGTAGGCGTTGGCGGCGGACATCGTTTAGCAATGACATAGCGACGCTCCTTATATAACGGTTAGCGCCAGTGTAAGGAGTGGATGTGCTGAGGGATTTTAATTGGTGTTAAAGAGTGGGAAAGTAGAGAGACAAGGCTGGCGGTATCAGCTATACCGCCAGAAAGCAATCAAGCTGTTCGGGTCTTTCGGCGTTGGAGGATAACATCAATTCTCGCAATTTCTGTCTGGTTTTCGGCAATAAACTGGTTTTCTACCTTGCTGGTTTTATGTAGCCAAAATCCAGCAATCAGCATAATAACAGCAAGGGTGAGGATCACGGGGAGTAGCCAGATGTTAGCATCACTCCCCAGTACCAGGTCCCAAATAGGTTTGCCAGTAACAAACTGGGCGGTATGCCATAATATGCCTCCGCCCATGATGATCAGGAGTGTATTCCCCAGTAAGAATGGAATACTAAATCGTTTTCGCCAGCGGGCAGCACGGATTTCCGCATGCCTTTTCTGACGTAATTGATGTAGCGAGCTTAAAGCTAACTCATCGAGTTCAGGGGAGCGCTTCGACGCAGAATGTACGTTTATCTGTGGCCCCATAACAATGGTACCGTGGTTGTTGCCGCCAATGGTGATCTGCCGCTCATTACCATCATCCGGTAAGTTATCTAACGTATTGACGATACGGTCCGCAAGTTCAGCTATGTTGTTGTTATGACTCATCCTGGACTCCTCAATATTATTGATGTTAGCGGGTTACGACTAACTTTAAGGTTCGCTCGATCTTTTCATCGTCAACCTGTTCCTCCTGAGATAAAAAGTTATAGACCAAGGCCGCGTTGTCAATCAGCTTGACTGTTGCCCAGCGTTTGCCAGCCCGTTTGGCAACGTCATCCAACATGACCACGATTTTATGTAGCAGCTCGGGATTCAATGGCTCAGACGGCTTTTGATATGTTGTCATTGACTCCTTAGGCTGGTTTTTTTCGCCTGTCAAAACGTAGAGAACATTCACGCCTGACCTAGCAACGGCTGCTAAGTAGTCTGCACCGGGGAAACGAGCACCACTCTCATATAGCATCTGAGTTTTTTTTGTTACTCCACCAACGTATCCAAAGTCGGTTTGATTCATGCCTAGGCGCAATCGCTCTTCTCGGATACGCTTACCAATAGAAACCATAAGAACCCCAAAACATCATTGACAAGGAAACCGTTTGGTTTCATAATTATTAGGTATTGACTGTAATCACCAACCAATAAAGGAGAGTTCAATGGCTCGTAACTCATTAAAAACCCCAGAACAGATCAAAGCTGAATTAAAAGCCAACGGCATCACTGCCCGTCAGTGGGCGGAAACTCATGGTTTCCCACCACGCCTGGTCTACCAGGTGTTAAACGGCAGCGCTAAAGGCTACTACGGCCTTTCCCACCACTGCGCTATCGCCCTGGGGATGAAAACCGCTACCACAATCGACTAACGACGCCTTAACGTTAAATGGAGTCAACGTATCCAAAAGGAGAAATACCATGAACACCAATACCAGTGTATTTCCCACGGTTCTACTCGTCGAATGCGACGGTGAACGTATCTACACCACTTTGCGTACCATCCAAAACGTTATCGCCGATACTGCTGGAATTGAGGCCACTAAACGCAATCTTGCGTTCAGTGGAACAACTCAATCTGACGGTGTCATTGAACGCAATCTTTAGCTCAATGAATTCCAGTTTGTTGAACATAGTATTGGAGCCAGTAGCTAAAAACATTAACGGAGACGCGCCATGAACACGGATCACCCCATCAGTAACGTTATGGAAGAACAGGTATTTCTACAGCGTAGTGAGCTTGGTTTCTCTACCACTAGCGTCGTGATTGGCGGTAGCTACGCGCCTTGTCCAGTTCATCGGCTATCTCATGCAACGTCTGCTGCGCAGCCAGCAGCAACGGCGGCGATATTGCTGTCGGACGGATCGAACCACGCAGACCTGCCGCAAGACGAGGGCCGTCAATAGATCCTGTTTCTTCCAATATTGCGGTCAAGATCATGACGGTGCGAGCCACACCTTCTATCCGGCCTACTAACTCGGTGAACTGTTCGTCAGTCATAACGGTTTTCCTTCGAGCGATAGTAACAAATTCAAGTATGCAGATCGGCAATTTTTATCACCAGCAGCAAAACGGTTTTTTGTTTGGTTAACCACTGACAGAGGGCGTTCCAATGGTACGGAGGAATTGGAAAAAGGTACAACCCACCTCATTGCGGCAGGCACTGGAACTGTGCAAGGAGTACGCGAAAGAAAAACGCAATTACTCGATAGAGCGGATCGCCATCGATATGGGGATCGCCGACCACTGGTCACTCTATAAGTGGATATCCACCGGCCGCATGCCCGTCGTGCTGATCCCCGCCTACGAAACCGCCTGCGGCATCGATTTTGTCACCCGCTGGCTGGCGGCCAGCCGGGGCAAACTGGTGATCGATATGCCCAAGGGGCGCACTGTCAGCACCCAGGCACTGTCCGAGTTGCAGCTCATCCTGAATGAAACCATGAATATGTTGATCCGTTTTTACGGTGGTTCATGCGAAGCGGAAGAAACCCTCAGTGCCCTGCAGAACGCCCTAGATCCGCTGGCCTGGCATAGGGGTAACGTACAGCAATACCAACAACCCGAGTTCGATTTGGAGGAGGTAGAGCAATGAAACCAAGCATACTAAAACCCGGCCAACGGGTGCTCATTAAGCCCGCTTACGGCTGCAACACCATCCGACAGGGTACTTTTATTCGCCGTGTTTCCCGACAACCCAACCGCCCAGCTCACAGTGTGATCCGCATTGATGATTTTAGAGGGCTGTTTGGTCCTCAGGATTTAGGTGACACCGTATTTTCTGATTACGAGGCTGCGCGACGACTACAACCTATCTGGAGCTAGAGATGATTAAAAAAACAGGTATATCAACGGCTGCGGCACGGACATTACGCGTGCTGATTGCACTCAAGGGACACACACTTACCGGTATTTCAAACAGTGAATTGGCCAGAGCACTCGGTGAGTCGCCAGCGAATATCAACCGGGCACTGAACACCCTGATCAGCGAAGGGTTAGCCATCAAGATGGAGTCTGGCCGGTTTTCTCATTCGATGCAGATGTTACAGATAGCACAGGCCCATGTGGAGCAGGTCAACCGGCTGCAACATCACATCAGTGAGACTAACCAACGTATTGCTGCAGGCTCATTGTAGTTAAGACAAGGAGAAAATCATGGCCAGAAAAGCGAACCCTATCCCCGATATTGCTGAGCTGCCTGATCTACCGGGGGAGAAAATTATTCAGGATATGAATATTGCCAATCAGCATAGTACCGAGATCGCCGTGCAATTCGATAACGGCCTGCCTTATGACCGCCATCGTGTGGTACATGAAACCAAGTTCTATCTGTCCCAATCGGCGGAGGCCATGCTGGAGGCCGGTAAACGTCTGGTAGTGTTGAAGGAGAATGAACCATATGGATATTTTGTTGAGATTGTCGAGGAGCAACTGGGACTCACTGCGCGAACAGCTCAATTAACGATGAAGGCATCGCTTAAATATTTATCCCCGAAACTGGAGTCAAAAGCGAAATCGATTTCGCTTTTGGGTAAGACCAAACTATTCGATTTAATGACAGAAGATGACGATGAACTTGTCTCATTAGCAAGTGGGGGCACAGTCGCTGGCCTGACATTGGATGAGATAGATCGTATGACCAGCCGCGAACTCCGGGCCGCCCTGCGTGACTCCCGTGCCGATGCAGAGGCACAAAGCCGTATCCTGGCTGACAAGAACAGCAGGATAGACCAACTCACCACCAAACTGGAAAAACAGTCATTGATCGCCACAGGTTCGCCAGACCCAGACGCCGAGGGGGAAGCCCTGCGCCGAGAAGTCACCACATTTACCTATGCCGTTGAGATGGCGATCCGGAGCAATTTATACAGTGGCTTTGAGCATCTACAGGAACATACCAATGAGTGCGGTATAGATCACGGTGAATATATGAGCGGTTGCCTGGCCCAAATCGAGTTCGCCCTCCAACAGTTGCGGCATGTATTTGACGTCAAACAGACCCCAAATGGCGAGGTCGTACCCGCCTGGATACGCGAACCTGCCCCTGACGTACAACGCCCTGACTGGATGGGGTCGTAACATGAGCCCCGCAATGACAGAACGCATTCTGCAAGTCGCTGCCGACGCAAAGCGGGCCGGTCATGGCGGTAAAACGGCGCTATATCAGGCAGCCTGTCAGGAGATGCAGATCAGCCTGGGGACGCTGCACCGCAAGCTGAAGCAGCTCATAGTACAACCTGTGCGCAAACGCCGTGCCGATGCAGGTAAAACAGCACTCACCAGCCAGGAAGCCATGATGCTTAGCGCTGTCCTGATAGAGTCCACGCGCAAAAATGGTAAACGGCTGCTGGCGGTGGAGGATGCTGTTGAAATGTTGCGCAGTAATGGTCAGATCCGGGCAGAATATATCGATGCCGACACCGGGGAAATTCAGCGGCTGTCAACCTCGGCGATTGTCCGCGCATTACGGGGCTATGGGCTGTATCCCGATCAACTGACTGCACCGGCTCCGGCCTGCGAACTGGCCAGCCTGCATCCTAACCATGTCTGGCAGATCGATGCCAGCCTGTGTGTGCTCTATTACCTCGCCAATGGTCATAGCCTACAGGTGATGGATCACAAAAAATTCTATAAAAACAAACCCAAAAACCTCAGCCGTATCGCCGCTGAGCGGGTCTGGAGTTACGAAATCACCGATCATACCAGCGGTTGGATCTATGTCGAATATGTGCTGGGGGCGGAATCGGGCGAAAACCTGTGTTCCGTGCTGATCAATGCCATGCAAGAACGTAACACGGGGGATGTCCTGCATGGAGTACCTCAAATTCTCTATCTGGATCCTGGCTCAGCCAACACCGCAGGGATGACACGCAATTTATGCCGCTCCCTGGGTATTAAACTCCTGGTCCATAAGGCGGGAAATGCCAGGGCCACTGGGCAGGTAGAGAAGGCTCGGGATATCATTGAACGCAAATTCGAACCGGGTTTGAAGTACCAACTGATCAACAGCCTGGATGAATTAAATGAGTTAGCCCGGCAATGGCGACAGTATTTTAATACTACTGCTATCCACCGCAGGCACCGTCAGACCCGAACGGCGGTTTGGTTAACGATCAGCCATGAACAGTTGATCAAAGCCCCCACGGTGGCAGTGTGCCGGGAACTGGCGGTGGCATCACCTGAGAGCCGGGTGGTCACGACGAAGCTGCGCATCCCCTTTCGGGGGACGGAGTATGATGTATCCAGCGTCCCCGGCGTGATGGTGGGTGAAAAAATAATGATCACCCGCAATCCCTGGCGGGACAGTGCGGCACAGGTAGTACTCATTGATGCAGACGGACATGAGTATTACCACCTCATTGAAGCCGTGGAGAAGGATGAACTGGGGTTTGCCGCCACGGCATCAGTCATCGGCCAGAACTATCGCCGACCGGCTCATACCCGTGCCCAAAAAGCAGCAGCAGAAATCGAGCAACTGATAACCGGGACGGACAACCCCACGGATGCCACCCTGAGCAGGAAGACTAAAGCGCTGCCGTTCGGCGGGCGAATCAACCCTTACCAGCATATTGATGACACCGAGTTACCTGCCTATTTACCCAAGCGCGGGCAGGCATCGACAGTGCGGGCTCCCCGCCAGGAGCAACGGCCTTTGACGCATGTCGAGGCGGCACGGGTACTGCGTAACAAACTCAGTGCTGCGGGCCATGACTGGTTGCCCAGCCACTTCACCGTCTTACAGACAGGCTGGCCGAATGGCATTGACGAGTTGGAGATAGACAAAGTTGCCGACGCGCTAATGCACATCCCGCGATTAATCGCCGTTAACGATCAATGAGGAGACACTGCATGCAGCCATTAAAAACGCTACTACAGCAGCACGATATCACCCAGACGGCGGTTGCGGTAGCCACTGGCGTCTCACCGGCGACGATATCGCAGATGATCAATCACAATATCTGGCCCAAGAAAAACAAGACAAGGGCGATGTTACGCAGCCGGATCACCGGTTTTCTGGCTCAGTATAACATCGCATTTGAATTTGAAGTGACACAGGCGGAAGCCCCCGCCCGTGTCGATGTAACATCCACTGATACCAAAGAGGAACACCCCATGTTACTGGCAAAACAGGTGCTGTATCCAGCAGCCAAGAAACATTTTTCTCTTTACCGTGACCCATTCTATAAAGAGGTACAGAGCGCGGATGATGTATTTACCAGCCCGGATATCCGCTATGTGCGCGAAGCCTTGTATCTGACCGCCAGGCATGGCGGGTTTATGGCTGTGGTCGGTGAGTCCGGTTCGGGGAAATCGACATTGCGCCGAGATCTTATTGAACGCATCAATCGAGAGAACGCACCCATTATCGTGATCGAACCCTTTACCATCGCCATGGAAGATAATGACTTGCAGGGAAAGACGCTGAAAGCCTCACATATCGCCGAAGCCATCATCAATACGGTGCAGCCTCTGGAGGTCATTAAACGTTCGTCTGAAGCAAAATTCAGACAACTACAAAGGGTACTTAAGGAAAGCTCTCGCGCTGGATACAGCCATATTCTGATTATCGAGGAGGCGCACAGCTTGCCACTGGCCACCCTAAAGCACCTGAAGCGTTTTTTTGAGCTGGAAGATGGTTTCAAAAAGTTGCTCTCTATCGTGCTGATTGGGCAGTCTGAGTTGGGACTCAAGTTGTCGCAGCGCAATCACAACGTGCGGGAAGTCGTACAGCGCTGTGAGGTTGTTGAGCTGCTGCCCCTGAACGACAAGCTGGAAGAATACCTGCAGTTCAAGTTCAGCCGTGTCGGTAAGATAATGACTGACGTTCTGGCAGAGGATGCACTGGAGGCCATAAAAGCACGCCTCACCAGCCAAGGAGGTCGGAGGGGAACGGTGTCACTACTACATCCACTGGCGGTGGGCAACCTGATCACAGCTGCAATGAACTTAGCTGCCGAGATAGGCTCACCGACTGTAACGGCTGATGTGATTAAGGGGCTGTAAGGTCACCGCATTGCCGATACACATTAAGGGGTGAACATTATGAAAACCTTTAAATATGGCTTATCTGGTGAGGATGTACTGAATTACCACAAGCTTGCGCCTGTTGACCGGGTGACATTATGGATTGCCGTTATTGGGCTTATTATCCTGACTGCCATCGGGAGCATTGGGAGTGGTAAGAGCGTTTACCTAGCGGAAACGGATAGAGTCAATGGTATTAACGATGGTTATGAGATCATTGATCCCCATCATATTTGTAGTTGGGGAGAACCAAAAAACACCGCGTGTGAGTTAATTCATTAAACCCCTTTGCATTGATTTGCCGTTAATCCGGCAGGCATCGCAGAACCTGAGCTCAACGTTGAGGTAATAAATATGGAAACAAAAATCCCTGAAGGATACTGGCCGGATGCAAAGGGCTGCTTAATTCCTGAAAGCCTGATTAAACCCATAGATAAAGAACGGGACGCTCTGGTGCGAGAAATCGCAGCTAATGCCAAAGTGGTTAATCAGGCATTGGCAAATTTCAAGGGGCAAGCATTTGGTGATATCCAGGCATTTATTGAACTGTCTGCTGACCAGTACGATACAAAATTAGGCGGTAAAAAAGGCAATATCACACTGCATTCATTCGATGGCCGATTCAAGCTCCAGCGAGCTATCCAGGAGAGTATTGCATTCGACGAACGGTTGCAGGCCGCGAGGGCCTTGATTGATGAATGCCTGCATGAGTGGACGGCTGATGCCGGGCCTGAACTGCGGGTTATTGTCGACAAGGCATTCACCGAAGATAAGGAGGGCAACATCAGCACTGGGCGAGTTTTGGGGCTGCGCCGCTATGACATCACTGATCCCCGCTGGTTACGCGCCATGACGGCCATCAGCGAGTCGGTACAGGTGGTTTGTTCGACCAGCTATATCCGGGTCTATGAGCGTATAGGAGACACGGATAAATACCAGCCCATAACGCTAGATGTCGCAGGGGTGCCATAACCGAATCACTCAGTTAGCGGGAGGACCTAGACCATGAATAGAAGTCAACTCGTAAAACTCATTCATGTTGCAAAGCGTGATCGCCGACTGGACGACGATACCTATCGTCAACTACTGATTAAATACACAGAATTGGACAGCACTAAATATATGGAGGTTAAGCAGCTACAGCAGGTTATGAATGCGATGAAATCACTGGGTTTCAGGGTAAAATCAAAACTTCGTACTGCAGAGCAATGCAAGAGCGCCGACAAACAGTCTGCGATGATCCGAGGTATCTGGCTGGAGCTGGCTGATCGAGGGGTCATCCGTGATCGCTCAGATCGAGCTATGAACGCTTTTATTTATCGCTGCACCGGCATAGGACGCTTGGAATGGATCAGTAGCCAACAGTCCAGTCAGGTGATAGAACAGCTGAAAAAATGGCGTAACAGAGTGCAGAATCAGGCTCCTGGCAATGATGCGTCATAAATTGCATCAAATAAGTTTGAGAGGTGGCAAATGTCTATATTCCGTAAACATGGCCCTGAGCTACTGGTTGATTTGGCTGACATGATATCGCTAGCGGCACAGGAGATACTGGGGGTCAACACTGTACAAGCTGAAATCTTGGCTCAGGATGTTGCGATTAAGATTTCTCAGACATGGGGAGGCCAGCTTGTCTACATGCCACAAGGAGCGAAAATAGAGCGGGCAAACACACATCTGGCTATCTGGGAAGCCTTCACGGGGCATAACCATGGTGAGGTTGCCCGCCAATTCAACATCTCCGAGCAAAGCGTTTACCGCATTGTTAAGCAGCAACGGAAAGAGGTGGCGAACAGGATACAGGGTGACCTCTTTACTGGCATAGCCGCTAGTGATGAGGAGGAGGCATGA